ATTTTTCTTTTCATCATAATGCAATACTAGATTTAAGTGCAAGTGATTATATAGAAACTTATGTTCAAACAACATCTGGTAGTGGTAATAATGTTTATTCAAGTCAAAGTTATTGGCAAGCATTTAAATTAGTATAGGAGAAACAATGGCAGACGTAGCGACAAAAATAAAATTATATTTAGAGGATAATTCTAAAACTTGGGATGCAGAAAAAAATAATATTTTAATTCAAGATGATTCTGATGGTAATGGTGCTTATATTGTAACATGGTCAGTATCGGGTTTAGCTAAACCTTCAGACTCACAGTTAGCAGCTTTTGATACTGCGGGTAATACAAAAGAAACTTTAGATGCAACTTTAGCAAAAAGAAAAACAGAATACTTATCGTGGGAAGAACAATTAGATAAACTATATCATGATATTAATGATGGCAAATTAGATAAGACAGGTTCTTGGTATACACATATCAAGGCAGTAAAAGACGCAAACAGTAAAGGTTAATCATGGCATTTGGAGAAGTTGGAACATCACTATCCAAGGTCAAAGCTAGTAGCTTAAATCTTGCAGGTACATATGGCTTTAGTGGCACATTATCAGGACTAGCTGATGAAACACCTTTAGTATTAATTAGCACATTTACTTCTGACGGCTCTGATGATACTGCAAGTTTTACTAGCAACATAAATTCTACATATAAAGAATATTTATTTATATTTAATAATATTCATGCTCAAACAGATGATGTTAGCTTTTTATTTAATTTTAGTGCAGACTCTGGTTCTAATTACAACGTAACTAAAACAACTACATTTTTTGAAGCATCACATTTAGAGAATGGTAGTGACTACGGCTTTGGGTATGCAGCGGGTAGAGATTTAGCACAAAGCACGGACTTTCAAATGGTTATGGGAGGCGGTGCTGATTTAGGAGCAGACAATGACCAATCAGTTTCGGGTATATTAAAGTTATATAACCCTAGTTCTACAACTTTTGTAAAACATTTTATGGGTAGTTCTAGTTTTAGTGAATCTAGAGATTGGGCATGGAGTTCTCATTTTTCAGGTTATTGTAATACTACATCAGCAATAAACGCAGTGCAGTTTAAAATGTCCTCTGGTCAAATACAAGGCGGAACAATAGATTTATTTGGAGTAGTATAGTGGCACTTAGTAAATTAACAGCAGACTCTTTTGACTTAACAGATAATTATGCTTTTACTGGAACTGTAACACCTGGTGGTGGTACACAAAAATTATTTTTAATTAAAAATTTAGATGCTAGTTCTAGTGGTACACTAAGTTTTGTTGATGGTTCTAGTAGTGTTGATTTAGATAATACATACAAAACATATTTGTTTAGATTTGTTAATATGCATCCTGCAACTGACCAAGCAAAATTTGAATTTAATGTGAGTATTGATGGTGGCAGTAATTATAATGTTGCTAAAAGTAGTACCTTTTTTCATGCTTATCATACTGAAGATGGCAGTTCTGCTGCAGTAGGTTACGAAACATCAGGAGATTTAGGACAAGGAACTGGTTTTCAAAGTTTAGGGCAACAAGTTGGTAATGCAAACGATGAATGTATTAGTGGTGAATTATTTTTATTTAATCCATCATCAACTACTTTTGTAAAACACTTTTTAGCAAATACTAATAGAGCATCAGGAAATGCTGTTTCTGTTAATAGCTTTATATCAGGTTATGCAAATACTACTTCGGCTGTTAATGCAGTACAATTTAAATTTGATAGTGGCAATATAGATTCAGGGAGGATAGCATTATATGGCATTAAGTAAGATACAACCTGCGTCAATGGACCTAACAGATAATTATGCTTTTACAGGAACAAATTCTATAAGTGGTGCAGGAGATATAGAACAAACAAAATTGGCTACACTAACAGCGTCTAATAGTGGCACATTAGATTTTACAAGTAGTATAGATTCTACTTATAATATTTATAAGTTTAGGTTTGTTAATATACACCCTGCAGCAGAAAGTATTTTTAGTTTTCAAGCAGACACAGGGACAAACACATCTTACAACCAAACTATAACCTCTACTTATTTTAGAGCATACCATTCAGAAAATGATGGTGATGCACTTACAGGATATAGAACTGATAATGATTTAGCACAAAGCACATCTTTTCAACATTTATCTTACTATAATGGTGATGACAGTGATAGTGGTCTTAGTGGAGAACTTTGTATATTTGACCCTAGTTCAACGACTTTTGTAAAACATTTTATTTGTAATGTAAACGCCATGAGAGAAAATTCGACTGCAACTGTTCACAGTCTTGTAGCAGGTTATTTTAATACAACAACAGCTATAACAAGATTTAGATTTAAACAAAGTAGCGGAAACATAGACTCAGGTACAATAGAAATGTATGGAATTAATTAAGGAGAAACAATGCCAAGATATCATAATATAAACGGAACTAAAGTACAGTTCACAGCAGACGAAGAAACAGCCAGAGATGCTGAAGAACAAGCATGGGCTAATGCAGCACCTGCTAGAGCCTTGGCTGAATTAAGAAATAAAAGAAACAGATTATTAGCAGAGACAGACTATCTAGCTTTATCAGATAGTACTCTTAGTGATGATATGAAAACATATCGACAGAATCTAAGAGATTTACCTGCAGGAAAAGATACAGTAGCTAAGTGCGAAGGTGCAACTTGGCCTACTAAACCATAGGAGGATAGATGAGTAAGACAACAATACCTACAGGTGGAATCACAGACGCTACTATTGCGACAGCAGATTTAGCAGATGATGCGGTCACTGCTGCCAAGATAGCCGATGCAGTTACGTTTGGTAAGATTGGTCAAGTAGTTTCAACACACACTAACGCAGTAAGTTTTAGCACTAGTGCTTCTACTATGACCGATGTAACAGGAATGAGTGTGGCTATTACACCAAGTGCCACAAGTTCTAAAATTTTAATACTGGCTTCTGTTACAGCAACATCAAACGAATCCACCAGATGTTTTCTTGGTCTTAAAAGAGGTAGCACTGCTATTGCTAATTGTAGTCCTGCTAGTAGTCAAATTGCAGGAGTAAATACAGGACATGAACAAGAAGGTAACAATGCACTTTTTAATTATCATATATCTTTCCTTGATAGCCCCTCATCCTCGAGTGAACAAACCTATAAAGTAACTGGGTGTGCAGAAGGTTCTGATGTTTTTCGTTTAAATAGAAGTCCTGGAGATGCAGATTCAAATACAGTATCTAGAGGTGCATCATCAATAACTGTAATGGAGGTACTAGCATAATGGCAGATTTACACAAAGCAATCAGAGCAATTCATAGTAATGCTGTAACTATAAATGGAAATAACAAAGATGATACAGTAGCAGTAGATAATAGTGGAAATAATGTAACTATTGATTGGACACAAGTAGAAGCATGGACTGACCCAAATGAATATCAATATAAAAGAGCCGCCGAGTACCCTAGTGTAAAAAACCAACTTGATAAAATATATCATGATGGTGTTGATAAATGGAAAGAAGAAATGATAAAACCAATTAAGGATAAATATCCCAAGGAATAAAACATGGCATACATAGGACAATCAATTAAAAACGGAACCTTTAGTGTCTTAGACACAAGTGGTAATACTTACAATGGTTCTAATGTAACATTCAGTTTAGGAACACAAGTAGGTTCTCCTGCACAGTTATTAGTATCTCATGATGGTGTGGTACAAAAACCGGGGACAGACTATACACTAGCTACAGGCGGAACACAAATTACCTTTACCACAGCACCTGCAAGTGGAGCATCAATCTTTATTGTAGAAATATCTGGTGCAGTGGGTGGACCAATGAATACAGATATCAATGGTGCAGAGTTTATATTAGATGTCGATGGTGATTCAAGTATTACAGCCGATACAGATGACCAAATAGATTTTAAAGCAGGTGGTACAGATAGATTTGTATTATCTTCAGCCAATGCAAAGTTTAATGTAGGTGCATATAATGCAGAAGCAACACTAACAGA